GGGCGATAACTTCGATAACGCGCTTGAATTCCTGGACGCGAATGCGGAGGCCATCTCGAAGGGAACCATCGCTGACGCCATGAAGGCTCTTGAGGACGCCGGTTTCAGTCGTGAAGTTGTTTCCGCGGCGGTCGCTGATGTTTTCGGCTCCATGGCTGAAACGACGCTGACTGCACCTGCTGCGGAGGCGCTGTTGCAGGCTCCAGCCATTCCGCCTGTACCAGAGCTCGCAGGTACAGTGACTCTGCCAACCACCGCTGTTACGGAAGTTGACACGAAGGCTACGCCTACGATCGTCATCAATATCAACGCCTCCGCTGACACAGCTGCGATCAAGCGTTACGTCAGAAACCCTGCAAATGTCAAAGATTGCATGGATGACGCCGGTGAAGTAAATCATACTCTCCTAGCTGAGAACTGCGCCCACGCTCTCAATCATGATGAGTGGCTTGACGACCCGGATCATGAAGTCTGGGAGCTGGTACTGGACGCGAGGCCTGTAGACAAAAACGCTGCCGCGACTACAAAGTTCCTGCGACGGTGACGCAAAGAAGGTCACACGCGAGTGTCAAGCCTTGTGCAAGCCCGGTAATTTCATCGCTGCGTGTAACGGTGAGCAGTTCCTTTTCTTCAAGGGTATGCCCACAGTCGAGGACATCGAAGCTGCAACAGAGGAACCGATCAGCGACGACTGGATCATCATAGACGCCTCGAAGCCGTACATGAAGGACATGTTCTCACCAGAACCCTCCGAAGAATCTGTGGAGAAAGCGTACGCTGAGGCCGTAACAACGCTGGCCTCTAAAACGTCATCCATCAAAACATCGGGTTCTTATTCAGCGAACTGGACTGTACCTGCGGCTGAGGCGGCTAACGCCTCAGCGCTGAGGTCCTGGTGGGCGAAGCTGTATCAGAGCGAGGACGCGCAATCGGATGATGATGGTTACGGCGGTCTCCCGCCTGAAATCAAAGTGCATTCAAGCGCCGTAGCTTCCGAAGATGAAGCCTACGATATCGCGGAAAAGAATGCTAAGAAATGGGATTGGTCCTACGCTGTCAAGTGCACTGACAAAGACGCGTGGGTTGTTGTGGCGTGGGTACCGGAGTAACTACGTTTTAGATCACTTCGAATTAGCGCTGGATTTTAGTCCAGCGCTAATTTTTTGTCTATGCTCTGACGTCAGAGGCTTGCCTATCTTCGCGTCTGATTGCGCTTTCAAGTATTCAGGCGTTTGAGCTTTCTTGACGCCGTCGCTTATACGCTGACGCCAGTCCTCAGTGAAGACTCGTGGTTTCTTAGGTTTAGGCCCTTCGGCGCGACCGACAGGGGCTTCGGCATCGCCAGTGAAAGCCTTGGTGTGAGTGCCTTCTTCTCGTCGACGAGCCCAGGCGTCCTGCTTCTTTTTCTTGATGGCTTCAGCCTTCTCGGGGTCGATAGGCTTGCCCTTCCTGGCGTGGTTGGCGTCAATGAGTTTCTGCTTGTGCTCAGGAGTAAGAGGTGTTCCAGGTTTTCCAGCACGAGCGTGGTTGGATGCAACCAGTCTCATAACATGTTCAGGTGATAGTTTGCGACCCATTCCAGCCTCAGAGAGTTTCTTGCGGGTTTCTTCTGAGACAGGGGTGAGGCGACGAATAGTCCAGGCTGCGACGATTTTGGCGCGTGTTTCTTCAGTGACGGGTCTGCGGTGTTTACATGCTTCTGATATATTCTGTTTGTGCTCGTCGGTTTTAGGAACGCCTACCTTTTTGTTGCTCATCTGTTTCTTAGTTTCTTCTGTATGCTTACGACCGCGCATAGGAGCGCCAGCTTCTTTCGCGATGTTGTAACCACTATCCACGGCATCGAAGGCATCAAGTAGCGTTTGCTCATTTCGAAGACAATCTTCAGGTGCGCAGTACAGCATCACTTCGAAAGAGAATGCAAATTCGCCGTACTTGTTCCACGATCGCTGGAGCTTGATGGAGGTATGACAGCCACGTCGAAGTAACTGCCGGTGCTTGTACCAGCGCTCGCTGAGATTCTGCGAGGACCCGACGTAGACTTTCCCAGTGACATTGTTTTTGATGATATAGACGCCGGAATTCATGCGCACCTCTGTCTAAAGATAGCGCGTGGAGGAAACCACGCTAAATGCAAATGCTCGACTTCTGACTCCACTCACGAGGTAGTACCTCCACTCGCGCGCTTTTAAAACAGGAGATCCAGATGTCCAGTTTTGCAGATAGTTACCTTTATCGCCAAGGGAGCTCCGCACAAACGAAAGTGGTTGTATCTACAAGGTTTAAGCTATATAGTCACGCCGTGGGCGTCGGAAAATTCGCCCGCATGGGCGTGACTTCCTCCTTCCAGGTGAGTGAGTCCAAGAACGTTGACGCCGTGCGCGGTCTCGGCTACGGTGACCAGATCGCGGAGCTCGTGCCCGGTGTGACCCAGCCGATGTCTCTGACGATCGATCGCTACGCCCTCTACCTCGCCAACATCATGCAGATGTTCGGCTACAAGGCCGGTGTCAGTGGCCTCGTCCGGTCTCTGAAGCACCACAAGTGGCCGTTCGATATCAAGACCGAGGTCGTGTTCTCGGAGCTCGCCTCCGAAGCTCGCGATATCGGCCAGGCTACGAAGGCGAACGTCGCCAACGAAGGCGGTCTCAACAACCTCGGAAACCCTGGCCTCTACGCCGTCGTGACGGTATATGAGGGATGCTGGATGGAAAACTACGGCACCGGCTACCAGGTGGATCAGGCTGCTGTCACTGAAAACTGCACCGTCGTCGTCTCAGACGTATTTGATGTCGCCGGTTCCGTCTACGGTGAATTCATCGACGCAGGACTCAATAAGGGCGATGTAACAGGCAGGTCAATCCGTTACTCTACCGAACGCTAACACCGCAAAACCCTCTAATTGGGACCTCGATGAGGTCCCAATTTTTATTTGATTCCAATTTAAACGGCATGTAAATTCGCCGCGTGGTTTTCCGTTTTTCAACCATCACCTCCTTCAAGGAGGTCCGTGCGACCGCAATCAATTTCAGAAAACACCTACTCAGCATTTCCATCAATGCTGTACCGACAAGTACCTCGATCTCGTATTCGATTATGAAGCGCTCCACCACATCCTTCCGTGATCTCTCTTCCCTCAATTCAAAACTGAACCTACCAACCTCGTCAACCTCTGCGGTCGTCACCATCTCCTCGCCCACTACTACCTCGCACGCGCACTTCCTGATGTTGCGGTGCTAGCGCAAGCGTACATGCTCATGACTGCACGCGATTCTACGTCCGAGTACAATGGTCGAGGGCGGCCTTGAGGCTATGGATATTGAGGTCCAGTCAGAGGAGTTGCAGGAACAGTACGAAGTCTCGCGTATCGCGTGGGGTTCATTTCGTGCAGACACAGCTGACCGTAAGGGTACGTGCTTCTGGCGAGTGCATTCAAATTCATAGAGATTTGTTTGACAAGAACGCCTATGAGCACATGAGTACTGGTTTTGCGTCATATATGAATGAGCTCTGTGAATCTTGGACGCGTTCGCGCACTAGATTCAACCGACAAGAAGATGTGCGTGTTCCCCTCTGATCCTCGCCTCCCCAGTGGGGAACTGAAGCTGGAACCGCTCCTAGGTCATCAAAAGAAAATTAACGTCTATGACACCGAGGGGACGCTATTCAAAGTTCGCGTCGATGATCCGCGATTTTTATCTGGGATCCTCGTTATAAAACGATCCTGATCAACGATCCTGATCAACGTCCGCTAATCAGGACTTCTTAAATTTTCAGCTTCTGTGCCCTAAAGTGAGGGCGTATCCCTGCGTGCTGCATGAACAAGGAGGCCGCGTGTTGAATCTTGGTCAGCTTGAGGTTCCGGAACTGGATGAAGCCTTGTCCGTGGGTGAGGGCCTAGATTATATAGGTCTTCGGCGAGCAAAGTTCATTGGGAAGGAGTATGGCCAAGGCATGAGCCCCGTCACCACCTTCAGGTACGTCGGCATCTTCGGCCACGATGGCGAGTTTGTAGTTGGCGAATTCTATGTCTACATCGACCGGGACGGAACGCTGAGAGGCAATTTCGAATACAACGAGAGCGACGACGAAGCCTACGAGACCATGCAGGACGCTGTCGCGGCGATGAACAACTTCAAGCCGTCACATACGGCGTCGGTTAAGAAAGCGGATATCTCTGACGAAGATCATACCGCGATCGAAGACGAATTAGGTTTCAAAACAGATGTCCAGCAGGCTGTAGCGAAACACTACAATCTCACGGACCTTGCTGCTCTGAAAGAAAAGCTCGAATGGGCTTACGCTCTCGAAGAGTTCAGAAACTGGAATGATGTCAGAGACGCTTTCTTCGACTACATCAATCACGGTTCCCTGAGCAAGGATGAGCTCACTGAGTACGCGAAAATCTTGTACCCTCTTCTAGACGAAGACGACCGTGAATTCCTGCAAGAGCAGTCGAAGGAGGAGTCGACGTCCGCGCCTGAATTCAAGCAGGTGATATTTGAGGCGCTGAAGCCGCGTGGTGGTGTAGATGCCATCGAGTGGGTTAAGGCCATCTTCAACAAGAACGAGTACGATGAGATCAAGACGCCTGGTGGTTTCGTACTGATTGACAAAGCACAATCAAAAACTGGGGCGGCAAAACAGGCTGATGGCGACTGGGGCGTACGGTGGCGCGAATTCGCCGGAAGAGAAGGACGCCTTGTAGTCAAGGAGAAGTTTTTCAAAACAGAGCTTATGCGAGACAAGTTCGTAGAGAAGGTGCAAGAGAAGGACAATTTCTATGAAATTGATTCCTACTACAATCCGAATACGACTACGACTACCGCTGTTGAGGCTGACTGGCAAGGTCAGCCCATCGAAGTATGGGAAGCCAATCACGGCGCCGAGGTCAAGCCTGTTTCAGGCATTGAAATTGGAAAGCCCTACAAGCGTATTCCGCGTGAAGTTCTCGAAGCACGGTTGACCAGTGTTGACGCGCGTGGTTATCAATCCATCGAGATCACGTTGCCTGACGGCAGGAGAGCCTGGCCCATTTCTGTTTCTTTTGAAATAGATTTCTCGTTGCGCCAGCAACTACTGAATTGGGTTGGAACTAACCTTGAGCGCATTCAGGCAGATCTCAGCGCAACCCCAAAACAGGGTTCTGCCAAGAAAGCCCTTGACGAGGTTCTGAAGCAGTTCAATGAGCCCACTCGCGACCCTCGTGCTGACAAGGACGACTCCGGCGGATTCCAAGGCAAGATCAGATCCGAAGGCGCTGAGATCGACCCCGCGCTCTATCGTGACCTCCTCGACGCTGCGAAGGACACGCAGTACGAAGGTGCGAATACCGCATCTAAGAAAGATGCCGCCTCGGTAAATAGCGAGGGCGTACCGTACCAAAGCGAAGAAATGGCTACGTATCGCGCGCAGTCTGTGAAGGCTGCATACATGGCGCTCGGCAAGAAAAAGAGCGCAGCCCGTCTTCAGGTCGACGATGTCATCACGTGCAAGAACTGCGGTAAGCCTGTGTACCGTGACAGGTCCAGGGTCAAGGATCCTGCACTGACGGGGATGCCACTCCACTATTATAATGACATCGTCTGCGATAACTGCGGCGATGCTCTTGACGAGGAAACGGCCATTAATCGCGGGCGAAAGAACACGGAAACTGAGCGCACTGCAAGCGACCCGCGTGCCCAGTACGAAACACTTTATGCGGTTGTACCCGCTCGTCTAGTGCCTGAGGGGAAAACCGAAATCAATCTGAATTCGAACGCTTTCCTGGGTGTGGTCATTTGGAAAAATACACTCGAAGAGGCTAAGGCCTTTGCAGATCAAAACCACGGGTACAAAGTCCTCGAAGTAAAGAAGTGGCGTGGGTCTGACGGATTCAATACGCTTGAAGGACACGTGATAGCATCTGGTGAGAAGGGCATTGAGATCCACAAGGAACCGAAGCTGAAACCCCCTTCCAATTTCCGTAAGCACATCGACGAGGACGTGAAAGAAGAAATCGCTGAGTCCAAGAAGGGCACGGCGGGGAAGGTACAGCGCCTATGAAAAGAAAATTTGCCGCCACGCTCGCCGAGCCCGTTTTAAAGCCCGGCGATTGGGAACGCCTCCATGGACACCGCCGAACAGCTGGTGGTGGCATCAGCAAGCGCGCTGCCCTGGTTCCAGGTGCCAGCACCAAGTACCTGCTGAGTCACTGCACCATCATGGCATCCGTCCAGACGGAGGCTGAGCCCTATGACTATCTCATCAAGCCCGAGTGCAGTCACCTCGTAAACAACAATGAGGATGCATGGACCAACGAAGTCTTGGAGCTGAGCCACAAGACTTTCAGAGGGGGCTTCAACTTCGTTGAGCACTTCCAAAACTCGCAGGCCTCGAAGGGACACATCCTCGATTCGGTCCTACGGAAGGTTGTGATCGCCGATGACGTCTGGGTCTACTTCTGCGACATCCTCGTCGCTACAGATCTTAGGCACGAGGAACTGGTCGAAGATATCCGAAAGGGTAACGTCCGGTACCTGTCCATGGGGTGCGTCACGGATCTCGTTGTGTGCAGCTACTGCGGTCAGCGGCTAGGTGATTACACCCAGCCGTGTTTCCACCTCGCGTACCATAAGGGCCATTTCCTTCCAGATGATGATGGGGTCGCACGACGCGTCGCAGAGCTCTGTGGTCATAAATCCCTTCCAGGGGGTGGCGTACGCTTTGTTGAAGCATCTTGGGTCGAGACACCTGCGTTCCCAGGCGCGGTTAAACGCTCGATCATCGCAGAAGACTGGGAAGGCCCTGTTGTGCAGTTAAAACGTTCAAAAGAAGCCGGCATCAAGAAGGCTGCAAGTTCTGAGTCTCAACTTTCCACTCACTCTATTGAGATTGCAGCCTCCAAGGCAGATCTCAACTCTCGTCTTGGGAGGTAGAACCAATGATTACTGGCCACACACCTAAAGGAGGAAGTGCCTTGAACAACCCTGCTGCTCCCCGTCGTATGCCTGCGACCCTTCGTGAGCGCGTTGAGCACCGACGTGCGAGCGAAGCGCCCAAGGCCCCTGCTCGCAATCTTCGTGAGCGTGTCGCTGCTCTTCGCAATCTTCGTGAGCGTGTCGCTGCTCTTCGCAACCCCGCTGCCGCTGTTACCACCCGCCGTACAGCCACGGCGCCAGCGAAAAAGGCTTCGAGCGATGACACCTGCTACGATACTGGTGAGAAGGTGATGATTGAGGGACTCGGTGAGGTCCCGCTCATGGCGTGTCTCGTTCGCGACACCCCCGCATACATCTACGGTTCATTCTCTTTGGATATGTCAGCGTTCATGGACAAGACCGCTGGGTATGATGCGTGGATCCAGGTCGAAACAAAGGGTACCGCAAAGTCAATGACGGTCTCGAAGCGCCACTGGCCCGACGGTTGTGGTGAAATGGATTGGAGCGATATCGCTGATTACTTGGGCATGGAGCAGATGTTAAAGCGCGTTCCCAAGACAATCCCGTTAGAAACCGTTGCGGCATGGGCTAAGAACCAGGGCCGTGATCTCATCAACGCCGTAAAGAAACCCCTCGGCCTGGAGGCGTCGCGTTCGAAAGTCATTGCGACCACCGCCAAGCAAGCTGCTGCGAAGATTTCTGCGCGCACGCGTGTCGCTGCTGCGTGGACTTTGGCCAAGGTTCTGGCTCCCTCTGTTGGTCCCCTGCTTCAGTATCGCCTGGCTTCCACGCTCCTGGAGAATTCCACCTCGGTGCTGACCGCTGCGCTGCGCAACGCCGCGAAGGCCGCTCATTTCTCCCACGTCGCCGAGACGCTGGAAATTGAGCACAAGGTCAATCTCAATGATCTTCTCGAGTCACCCAAGGTCCTAGAGACACTGAAGAACGAACTCGCTAAGGAACTGAAGGCCGAGCCCGTCAAGGCTTCCAAGGCTGCAACCGCGCTGAAGAAGGCTGATGAGGAAGAGAAGAAGGACAAAGAGAAGCCGGCTGAGGAAGAAGCCGCTGCCGCTGAGGAAGAAGCCGCTGCCGCTGAGGAAGAAGCCGCTGAAAGCGATGGCGCTGAAGAAACTCCTGCTGAAGAAGCCGTTACCGTCGAAGAGCAGGTCCAGGAACTCGAAACTCGTGTCGACGCCGTTGAAAACGATGTCGCGGAGCTGGAACAGCAGGTTGAAACCGAGGGCGAGGAAGAGATCGACCTTGAGGGCATGTTCGGCGGCGAAGAAGGCGACATGATGATGGACGAGAAGATGTCTGCCCTGGCCAACGAAGGCGAGGAAGTTACCGCCACCGAAGGTGAGGAAGACTTCTTTGGCCCCTCCAATCTCCGGGCTGGCCTCGAGGGCATGGACGAAGTGGACATCACCGACGCCTCTGACTTCTTCCAGGTTTCTGCTTCCGAAGAGTCCGATCCTCTCGGCCAGCTGATGGGTTCTCGTGCCCGCAGCGCCAAGGCCCTTCGCGCTACCCCCAACGCCGTCGTGGAGCCTGGTGACCTCAATGATCACTTCAAGACCGAGCTGGCTGGCGATGACCGCGATGCTGAGTCCGATCACGAAGATGACCTCCTCTATGAAGTTGCGGGCGGCATTGACGCCCCTGAGTTCGAACAGGAACACAACGTCGAGCCCGAGTTCGAACTGCCCAAGAGCGCTGTTGCCATCAAGGACAACCGCAACGCCGCGGCCAAATCCAAGGCCGCTGCTGGTGCCATCAAGACTGTCCAGCGTGGTGGCATGGCCAAGAAGTCCACAGTCGTCAAGACTGTCGGCGATCCCGCTGCCCGCCCCAAGGGATCGGTGGAAGAGCGTCGGCGTCTGGCTTCGCTGGTGTTCAAGGACGAAGACGAGTACTAATTCCACACACTAACCAGTGTGTGCAAAAAGGGCGAGGTTTTCCTCGCCCTTTATTTTTTAGCTTCGTACTTCATTTTATGAATGGCAACCTACGTAGAGCTCGCCGCGTGGCCGCTCGGGACGCCAAAAAATTTGACCCAAGTGGAGGCTCAAGATGAACCTTGAGTTTGAATACTACGGGCAGAATGACGGCACCACCACGCCTGACGTGGCGCTCACCGGTGATCCGGCCGTCGATCAGCCTGTTCTCACCACCGCAGGGTACCTCAGTGGCCGCATCATGGCGCTGGCGCTTTCTGCGACCGCCGGTCGTGGCACCGTCATCGTCCCCTGCGATGGCGCCGCTCAGACCCCCTACGGCACCCTCATCAACGGCCCCGGCAACTACGCCGAGTCGATTGGACCCTCTGGCTCCAAGAAGGCTCCTGTTGTCCGCGCCATGCCCAAGTTCAAGGTCCCCGCGCAGTCTTTCGTCGCCACCCCGACGACTCCCTACGCGGTTGGCGCGCCCCTGTACTGCGGTACCGGCGCTTCCAAGGGTCTCTGGACGGCTGATGCCAGCGGCGATGTCACCGGCATCTGCACCCACGTTCCGAGCGCTGCTGAGCCCTGGCTCGGCGTCGCCCAGAAGTTCTAAGGGAAGGAGAAACTACAATGCGAACCCTTTCCCGTACCCAGCAGCAGATGCAGCAGCTCGGCCAGCTCCTCAAGAGCGCGGCTGGTCGTCAGAAGCTCGCCGGCGCCCTCGGACCCAGCCTCCGTCGTCGTCGTGACTACATGTCCATCGCCCGCAAGGCCCTGATGGTCGAAACCCTGCCCGACGGCGCCCTGCCGATCTACGACAAGGAATTCGACGAGACTGGTCGCAGCTTCATCGAAGCCTTCGTGGTCGGTGAGGAAGGTGGCGATGTGGTCAAGGTGATCAAGCCCAAGCGCGTCACCGTTCCGACCTTCGACATCACCGCCCAGCCGATGATCCCCATCACCCAGATCAAGGAACGCCGCTTCGACGTCGTCGAGCGCACCCTGAATCTGGCGAAGGCGGAAGTCGGTGCCGCTGAAGACGGCTACGTTTTCGGTGTGTTCGACACCATCGGCGCTGCTGCCGCCGGCAAGACCACCGACGATCCCATCTACAACGTCGACTACACCATCAGCGGCAAGATCACCCCTGACCCTCTCGCCGACTGCTTCGGCCAGATCGAACGCCACGACCTCTCCTGCGCGTACGTGTTCCTGAATCCTCGGGACTACACAGACATTCGCAAGTGGACGGACGCGAACGTCGACCGCGAAACTGAGCGTAAGTTGCTCAAGACCGGCGTGATGGGTTACCTCTGGGGCGCCACGCTTCTGCAGAGCAGAAAGGTCGCCCTCGGCACCTTCTACGTCCTCGCAGACGCTGAGTTCCTGGGTGTCATCCCCGAGCGCATCCCCCTGACCGTGATGAGCGCCGATCGTCCTGACCTTCGTCAGATCGGCTTCTCCATCTTCGAGAACCTGGGCGTGCTCGTGTTCAACCCCTCCGGCGTCCAGCGCGGTAAGATCAGCCGGTAAGCTAAGCTGATTGACTGCAACTAGAGAGCCTCACTTCGGTGAGGCTCTTTTAGTATCTAGTGAGTATCGGGAATTGACTTTCCGCTTCTTATCCTGGAGGATCTCTCAATGCAGAAGTCGTATATCGCGAAAATGACCGTGTTCTTCTCTGACGTAGACCTCTACGTCCGTGAAGGTGACGTGTGCGTGCACAGTCCTCTAGAGAATAAGTTCACCATCTACCGTGGCAGTGAAATCCTGAAGACATGCGCCCGTACCATAGAAGCTGTTGAATCAATGGTTTCACTTGGTTGGCTGATGTCGCATCAGGGACCAAAGGCTGAGCCCGAAGCAAAGAAGATCGAACAGAAGGTTGAAGAACAGAAGGCTACGCCTGAGCCTACGCCTGAGCTTGAGCCTACGCCTGAGCTTGAGCCTACGGCTGAGCCTGCGCCTACGCCTGAGCTTGAGCCTACGCCTGAGCCTGAGCCTACGGCTGAGCCTGAGCCTACGGCTGAGCCTGCGCCTACGGCTGAAGAGCCCAAGATCGAAGAGCCGGTGGCCGAGCCTGCGGAGCCCAAGATCGAAGCGCCCGTGACGATCGAAGCGCCCGTGACGATCGAAGCGCCCGTGACGATCGAAGCGCCCAAAGCTGAAGACACTGACACTGACACTGACACTGACACTGACGCCGACACTGACGCTGACGCCGACACTGACGCCGACGCCGACGCCGACGCCGACGCTCCTCTCCAGTCCGCAACGCCGAAGAAAAAGAAGCAGCAGAAAAAGGCTAACGCCTAATAAGGAGTTCAGTCGTGGCAGATCTGTGGGTTCAGACGTCATGGCGACGGCTGCAACAGCGGCGTATTAAAACTGCATTTTCTATTACAGAGCTTGTACAGTTGACTTCTGATTTCTCTAAGAAGTACGCACGTGGGTGTACAGCCTATACCATCAGAACAGATCCCTCCACCTTTCTGTTGGTGTACCAAGTAAAGTGCAACAAACGAGATAGCAAAGGTAGGTTGGTCTCGGACCCGAAGGGTCACACTGTCCGTGTGAAGTTTGACCCTTCAAAAATCGAGGACAGTAGCTCCGTTGATAACTTGGACGTGCGATTGAGCTGCTCGTGCGTAGCGCCTGGGTCGTGGGTACGCATGGCTGACGGAACTGAGAAGCAGATTTGCGACGTCGTTGTTGGTGATGAAGTTATTACCCACAAAGGGCGATCGCGTAAAGTCCTGGCTGTGACTTCTAGGAAAGCAAAGCCAGAGGAGAAAGCTTACGAACTGAAGGCCAAAGGCTACAAACAGCCTCTTGTGCTTTCGGGGGATCACCCTGTGGCCGTAGTTCGCGGTTACGAAGAATGTGCCTGTGGGTGCGGTAAGAAACTACAGCTTATTTACAAAGGCGGAAATGTACGTGGGCGGTGGGCGAGGAAGTACGCGACGGGTCACGGTTCTAGAGGACGTGATGTTCTAATTGACGTATCTGGCGGGCAGTCTCTGTGGCGAACTCCAACAGAACTCGTTAAGAACGAACAACTGTATTTCCCCCAATTTGAATGGAACGGTTCCACAGAAGTCGATTTGGACTTTGCGTCGTTAGTGGGTTACTACCTCGCTAAGGGCGATTTGATCACATCAACGATAGAGGTAAGTCAACCAGAGGCCCTGTGGTCAGAATTGCTGTCGCTTCCTGACGGACGGCAGAAATATCTCTACGGCATCAATATCGCGTTGAATACCAGTGAACGAAATACCCTCGTAGCAGATGTTAAGCGCATTGTAGAAAAGCTCTACCCAGAGGCAAAAGTAAATTTCAGTAAGAACGGTAGCAACAACGGTTGCCAGTTGGAGATCACGCACCCACAATTGGCGAAAAGGCTCGTTGATCTGGTTGGGCACGGGTCTCTTCAAAAGAAATTCTCACGCGAGATTTTTACGTGGAAAGCCGATGCTGTTAAGGTTCTTGTCGCCTCATGGGCTTTAGGTGGCGGGCGGGTAGGAAAGAGTGATCAAAAGCTGATAACGTCTTCAAGAGATTTGGCTACACAGGTCTCTTCCTTCTTGTACAGCCAAGGAATCTGGCACACGTTCACGTTTGAGGATCGACCGGAAGGCGCGCGGCGTTATGTCCTTCTTGTCAACTATCGCAAGGAGCCGGCACTTATCAACCTCATGCTTCCGCGGATGCGTGATAAAGACAAGGCAAGAGTCCAGGCACAGCTAGGGAGCTGCGCGCTTTTGCACGATAATTGTCACTGGGGCCAAGGATTTTTAAGACGTATGGATAGTCTCAAGGAGATAGCGTCGCCAGAAACGTTTTACGATCTCACTGTGGATGAAGACGCTTCATTTATCGCTTGCGGGGTTACGGTACATAATTGTCCAGCGTTTCTCTTTTGGGGCGCGCAGTGGAATCTCAACGAGGGTGATGCCTTGTACGGCAAGCCTCGTGAAAAATTACAAGCGCCCACGGATCCACAGCGGTTTCAGAACATCATCTGCAAGCATGTGAAGGTGGTTGCAGACAAACTCGCCCCGTTGGTGGAGAAGATCCTGAATCGCTATCGTTCCGAAGCCGCGAAGAAGAAGCACGAAGAGGACCTGCAACAGATCGAGACTGAGAAGATCGTGCAGCAGCAGGAAACCGAAGAAGCTGAGAAGAAGCAACCGAAGCAAAAGAGCGAACCAGTCCAGGATAAAACCAAGAAAAAGGAAGTCCCGGATAAGCAGAACAAGACAAAGAAAAAGGAACCCGAGCTGGAAAAGAAGAACCCGGTTAAGGAGGTCATCAAAAAGAAGGAACCCGTACCGTCGAATGTCACTGTTGTCGATGACGATGATGACGAGATCATCAAGATTAATCGACTGTTGAAGGCCCTTCCTTCTATCCCAACAGAGTGATGACGTGGGTACTAGCTCGGTAGCAATCTATGAGGTTTGGGCGGAGTTCACGTACCCGGACCCCGTGATCACCTCTTTCACGGCTTCTAAGACACTGATAACGGCGGGTGAAAGTGTCTCGCTTCTGCCTATTTTCAACGGTGGCAATGGCTCTGTAAACGGTGTCGCCGTTACAACGGGCACGCCGCTTATCGTAATGCCCATGATTCCGACGACGTACGTGCTTTCTGTTCAGGACGTCACTGGGCAAAGCACGGTTGTCGCGGCAGAAGTCACGGTGAACGCCGTTCCGGCACCACACATCAGCTCGTTTACAACGCCGACACTGACACCGTTGTACGGTGCAACACCTACGATCACTCCTATTTTTTCAGACGGCGAAGCATCCATCTCCGGTGTACCCGGACCAATTGTAAGTGGACAGGCGTACACTCTCACCGCTATCACGGATCTGAGGACATGTACACTTACAGTTACAAATGCCGCCGGTGCCGTGACGTCATCGACTTTGACGTTGACGCCACAGGTGCCGTCGATGGCGGCGATTACTGCAGCGTCTGTTCTGACGGGACACGCAACGACTTTTGTTGCAACTATCACTGGTGCTGCAGATACGGCAAAGGATTGGTACGTTGACGATATTCTAGGTGGCAACGCAACCGTCGGAACTATCACTGCGGCGGGTGTATACACGGCACCCACAGACGCGGGTACCCATGTCATCAAAGCCGTAAGCGTAGCGTACCCATCTGCGTTTAGAACAACGACTGTGACTGTGATACCTCCTGCAACAGGCTCTATCACAACGACAAACAGTAATCCGCTTTACGGCGCGTCGGTTACATTGAAACCCACATTCGCAAATGGTTCCGCGGTGATTGGTACATATCAAGGCGGATCTGATGTAGCTGTGGGGTTGACATCGGGCCAAGCTGTGTCATCCGGCGCCGTTACGGCACAGACAATCTACTGGCTACGCGTAACTGGTCCGCTGGGTGATATCGTCGATGCGTCGGTGTTGGTGACTCCGAAGGTTGTGGCGATGACACCGATCTCGCCCGACTCGCCGACAGTGTCCACGTCTAGAAGTGTAACGTTCTCCACAACAGTTTCAAACGCCGCGAATTCTGGTGTGACCTGGACCTGCACCGCGGGTGTTATCGACGCTAGTGGAAACTGGACGGCACCAACAGCATCTGGACAAGTCACGATCACAGGCACGAGCAAGGGCGATCCCTCAAAGAGTGTATCGACCACCGTTACAGTCATCCCCGTCATCACGGTCAACTCCCTCACCGTTCTGCCTTCGACGATCTCATACGGTGCAACCTCAAACGTCTACGTTGCGTTTGTAGGCGCTGCTTCGATGCAGCTGAGCGGTGGATCTCTTTCAGCGTTAGTTTCTAGCGGGCAGACGGTGCCAACGCCTCCGCTGACGCAGACAACGACGTACACGCTCGCAGGCACGAACGCTGCGGGTACGCTCACGACCCAGAGCGTGACAGTGACCGTTCTCCCTGTCGTGGTATCCGATATCACAGCGCCCGCGTCTTACGTAGCTAGTGGTAGAGCTATGACGTTTGATGCCAATGTCACTGATGCCGTCAACACGAACATCGTTTGGAGCGCATCAGGTCCTGGTGGCGCAGGCGCAGGCGCAGGTACATGGAATGGAAGTATCTGGACAGCGCCAACTACCCTCGGTTCATACGTCATTACAGCTACCGCTGCAGCTGATAACACAACTTCGAAGACGTTCGCATGCAACGTCGTTTCTATGTCGCTTCTTCCGGATTCTTTGAACGTTTTGTACGGAGAAGACGTTCTTCTCACTCCGACGTTCCTAGGTACTGCCGTTGTAGATCATGGCATCGGCGAAGTGACCAGTGGCGTGAGTTTCAGCACCGGCCCGATAACAAGCACAACAGTTTTTAAGATGCTGGTGACGCCCGGTGACACCATTGGATTCTCAGCAACAATAACACCTGCGACTGTGGTTGTAGCACCTATTACGCCTTCTAGCCAGCACATCACCGTCGGCCACATGAAGTCTTTTACGACTACCGTTACCGGCGCAGTAAACAACGCCATCGTCTGGTCCGTTGATGGCGTTGTCGGTGGTAATGCCACTGTTGGAACCATCAGCGCGAATGGGACCTACACGGCACCGTCTGCCGTTGGTTTCCATGAAATTGCAGCGACGGCCGTCGCAGATGGAGTTACAAAACAGGTAACGACCGTTCATATTGTACCCGTACC